TATCGCCAATGAATGCCACAGCACCACCCAATGCATCAGATATAGATAAAAGAGTAATTACATTCGCCTTAATACTATCTGCCCAAGCTGCATTAGCAAAAGTATTCAGCGCATCTCCCATACCAGCAATAGATGATCCGATTCCAAATACTGCCAGACCGAGACCGATACCTGTCATAGCAAGTAAGAATGCTCCACCCTTTTTCAGAAACTCCCAGTTGCCACCTTCAAACTCGTCACCAATACTAAGAAGAGTGACAACTTGTTTTTTAATATTGGCACCGTCTAAATCATTCAGTGCGTTGAGTAGATAGCCTGCGCCACCTGCAAGTATACCTGCACCTGCTAAGAAAGCACCAGCACCTATTCCGGCACTAGAAGCAAGTCCACCGATTATACCGCCAAGTTTTTTACCTAGTCCAGAAAGGAGTCCACCCTTTTTAGCATCAACAACAACATCACCATTGACGGTCACATCACCATCACCACCTGCACCACCAAGACCAACACTTCTAGATGCTTCTCTAGCGGCTTCCAAATCCAAGCCAGCCTGCGATGCCTGTGCATCCCACCCTGCTTTTTGCATTTCATACAAATCACGCAAAGTGTTATGCATACTATCAACAGACTTGACAACATTCAAAAGACCTGCTCGTAGACTTTTTTGTAGTCTTTGTCTATTATCGGTGGCAGCGTTTATCTGCTCTTTACCAATCTGTTCATTAATGTCAGGCAATTCAGCCATGGATTATTCCTACTTCTTCTTATTTGCAATAGCATCTGCACCAAAGAAAGCAGATACTAGAACTGCAATAGATGCAAAGTATGTTGGTGCAATGTCTGCAATCAACTCTGATGCTTGGTCAAGACCTAGAATAGAAGTTAAAGCAATGCCTATTGGATAAATCAATAGACCAATAAGAGAGAACCATGCCATCTTACGAATAGCATCTCTCTGTGCATCTTTATCTTCTAGTTCTTTTCTCTTAAATTCCAAATGCATCTCCATTTCTTCTTTTGAGATGTGACCATCACCATTTGCGTCCATGCCTTCGACAGCAGCCGCATCAATAGTCTTCTTGTTTTCTTCAGCCATGTGACTTACCTCTTTCTTGCTTTTTGTCTTTCTTCTTCTTCTTCGAGATATTGTTTTAGCAAAGTCACATAGATATTCCTTTCAAAAGGAATCATACTATCAAGTTCATTCAATGAATATTTATGATGTTGCATAAGTGCAAAGTTCATATGATACATATTCGTCAGTGAATCATGTATCATTGCAAGGTAAAAAAACTTTGCAGACCCTCCACTAGCATCTCATCATTTTCACCACACTTAGCACATTTCCATTCTACTGTGTGTGATAATTTTGGCATACCTTCAAAGAAAGAAGAGATGTGTCTAAATTGTGCTTGATTTAAACCATTAACCCATTCTTCAATTTCTTTATCAGTAAATTCATTGTAAATTTGATCTTTATCATAAACATATTCTATACAATCACAAATCATACGAAATAGTGAATTGGTATCTTCACCTTCCATTTTCAAAATAATATCAAGTGTTGGATATTTTAGTTTTACACCAACATCATCAGTTAGCATAATATTTGTATCTTTTACTTCACCCTTGACCTTAATGTCATCTAGATTAATTTGAATTTCTGTTTTATGTTTACATTCAGTTTCGCCAGTATGACCTACACTTGCGTTGATAACTTCACCAACAGATTTACCTCTAACTTTTAGAAAAAGATATTCGATATCAAAGGTTGACAATTTATCGATGTCAATATCATTCACAATACAATTTTTAAGTAGGTTTACAATTGCGTTTGAAATTTCTTTGTTGTCTTGTCCTTCAAGTGCAATGAGAAGAACTTTCTCTTCACCGACTAGAAAAGGACGATATTTGATTTCTTCTTTTGTGGAAGGAATCGCATCAAAAAACTCTGGTGTAGAGATTTTAGGTAAGGCCATAATTTACTCCTATAAAATTATAATCTGATAGCACCAAATGGTGTATTCACTGTACCAGTTGCACCGAGTCCACTCTGTGCTGATATATTTCCAAGACCAGGCACTCTTGCTGAAGCCGCAAGTCCGCCAGGTCCAAATGAGAATCCAAAAGAAGCACCCAAGCCAGGTTGATCTGAACGATTGAATACAACTTTATAATCTCTGTAAGCCATTGTCACAGTCAGTTTTGCTGGAGCATCATCACCCCATGACATACCAACAGGCCCTATGTTGATAGGATATGCTTCTAATAGAGTATGTATACTGTTTAGTTGACCTGCTTCTCCATACTGACGAATGTTCAATGTTCCTGTGATGGTGTCATAATATTCGACATTGTATTTTCCGTTGCCTGTTCCAAAAGAGTTTGAACCAGAAATAACATTCACCCAGTTCTCAAAATATTCCTTTTCTCTCATATCTTCACTGAGAAGAAATGTCAAGTTAGCATCACCTACTAGTGAACCATATGGTATTTTTCTTATATGCCCGTAGATACGATATTCAGTCGTTGTTACTGTTCGGCCTGGAAGTTCAACACTATCGCAACGAATCATCATATCTCTTTCAAGATCCGATTCACCAACACCAGTGATCTGAACTTCAAAATGAGATGCTTTTGCGATGCCGCTTTTGTTGAGTGATGCAACAAGGTTTTGGACATTGAGTGTCATGTTATCATCTTCCTACTGTCTGCCCATACCGTTGTCTTTCTTGCTTTCTCAAATCTTTCTACTGGAAGGAATAATGCGATATCCCATTCTGTCGAATCAATCTTTACAAATCTTGAACGAACATGAGCATTTAGATATTTTTTAAATGTTGGTTTAAAGTATCTATATTTAGACGCACCATTCAATAAATCATAGGATAATCTCAATCTGGTGCTTTCATCATATCTACGATTGTTTACTATATCATAAAGAGAATCCATAAGTTTTGCTCTGAGTCTGTATGGTAAATAGTGTAGATTGATACCATAAAAACCATCACTTGTATTCGCAACTTTGAATATGAGTGGAAATCTATCATAGTAAGGCAAATCTTTTTTACCTTTCGGATCATAGAAAAAGAAATACATATGACCTACTGCCGCACGATTTTTAAGTCTATCTCTATCTTTAGAGACAGCAGAAGGTGTGGTTCTCGATTGTCTTGCTTGATTACGAAACCAATCTCTAGAGGCTTCTTGTCGTGCTGGAACTTCACCAGCACGAACACCTCTCAGCAAAAGATCGTCAAATACAGTTGCCATTAGTATTTAATCCCTAGTTCTTTTTCTGTAATGATCATAAACTTCCACTTTCTGTCTTTACAGAACTCAATAGCGGCTTCCCATTTACTCTTATTTATACCCCATGTCTTTACTTCGTATAAATACTTCTTAGTAAGACGCTTTTGTGGTTTTGGTTCTTTTGTTTCCTTAGAAGGTTTCACCTCAATCATAATAGTCTCCAGTTTACCTTCTTTGTTCTTAACACGAATGAGAAAGTCTGGAAAATAACGATGGTATCTGCCGTCAATAGGTGATTTGTATGGCACTATTACTTCTTCAGAACTCCACTTCAAAACATTTGGATTCTGATCAAAATAGCGCATACAGTTTCGTTCCCACAAAGAACGATAAATAATGTTTGTAGGATCGCCACGATATTTTTGTGGAAACTTAGGACGAAATTTACCTTTATAAGCCATATGGATATTTAGATGTCAATAATAAAGAAACCAAGCATAAATGTAAGAGGCAGTCAAGTTACAGCATCAGGAACACTTGATCCTTCTGGCGGAACTGGCGCTTTCTCAATCTCTGCTGGACCTAACGGTATATCTGGTAATTTTTCATTTAGAGAAAAACTTAATCGTAAGGTTCAAAATAGTAGAGTTAGAGGTCCACTTGCTTCTTTATATAGACCCAATGGAGGAAAGACAAACCGACCTATCGTTTTTCCTTTAGATTTAGATGATGAACATTATATGATTTACAATGTAATTGAAAGAAGAAGACCGAGTCAAAAAAATGAAGGCACAGATCGTATCATTCGTAGCATTGTTTTACCTATTCCAGCAAACCTTCAAGTAGAATATAAAGCAGGATATGAAAACACTTCACTAGGCGCCCTTGGCTCTATGGCTCAAGGTTCAATGGGAGGTGCTGAAATTGGTGCGGCGTTCAGTTCAATCTCAGATTTTGTTGGTGAAAAAGTAACGGCCGCAAAAAATGCATTTAAAAATGACACAAGTGATGCAGTTTCTAAAACAGCGGCAGTGGCAATAGGTGGTGCTGTTTTTGCAGGTGCTATAGGAGCGGCTGGGCCTCTTGGTGCTATTGTTGGTGCGAATCCTGTTGAAAGTGTAATTACTGGTTTACTACAAGATGAAGGTCTAGCAATCAATCCACATATGGCTGTAGTCTTCAAGGGTGTTGATTTTAGAACACATCAATTTCAATACAAATTTGTTGCAAAAAATCAAGAAGAGAGTGACAGACTAAAAGAACTTATCAACTTGTTAAGATTTCATATGTTACCTTCATATAAATTTGGTACAGAAAGAGCAGGTTTCGCATTTGTATATCCTGATGAATTTAGAATTGAATTTAGCGAAAAACTTTCATCATATCTTTTTGATATTGGTACATCCGTTCTTACAGACTTTTCGGTTAATTATAACGGCGAAAGTATACCAACATTCTTTGAAACCACAGGCGCACCAGTATCTATTAATATCTCAATGACTTTCCAAGAAACTCGTATTCTTACAAGAGAAGGTTTCGATGAAATTGAATATGCATCAGATAATCTAGATGAAGCCGGAAGACCAACAGAGATTTAAGTTATGTCTAATTACTTTTCATATTTTCCAACAACACTGCACGATCTAAGAAACACTGGTAGACCAACAGAGGTTACCAATATCCTTCGTAGATTTAAAGTAAAAGATACTCTAAGACAAAGAACAGATGTTTTTTATGAGTATAGTATACAAGAAGGTGATAGACCTGATGTAATTGCCGAGAAGTATTATGGTAATTCAAAATATGCTTGGGTCATTCTACTCTTCAATAATATAATTGATCCTTTTTATGACTGGCCGTTATTTAGCAAAGATTTTGATAGATATATCATTGGTAAATACGGTAGTATAGCATCTGCAAGAAACACCACAAAAGAATACTACAAAATACTATCGCAAGCAACTGTCAAAAATGATGGCACTAGGGTTGAAAGAAGAGAACTTCAAGTTGATGAGACTACATTCAATACATTAGATCCAAATTTTCGTAGAAGTGTATCTTCTTATGAATGGGAAGTGGATAAAAATGAAGACAAAAAACAGATTCGCCTACTAGAACCCAGATACCTGTCTAAAATCATTGATGAAGTAGAGACAATACTACAGGAAGAATAATATGGCCGTTGAAGGTTACAGACAAGCAGGCGACATTGAACTCAACAATTTGACGCTTATGGCTCGTTCAGGTCAGCAATTTGACCTGACAGAGTTGATGCTTGAGGTAAACATATATCAAGACTTATACAATAAAGAAATGACTTGTGAGATTGCCATCTCAGATGCAACAGGTTTGATGGATTTCATTAAACCAGCAGGCGATGAAATAGGCGGTTTTACTGGTGCAGAACTTTTGTTTCTTTCATACAGAACACCAGACGACAATATTCCTAAAAATAGACATATTTTTATTTTACATAGTATTGAAAATAGACAGAGTGTTGACGAAAAGATTGAAACATATGTATTGCTTGGTGCATCTATAGAAACAATTTCTATCGCAGATAAAAAGATTTCTCGTAGTTATGGTGGTGATAAAGGTAATACTATCAGTAATATGATCAAAAGTATTCATAAAGAGTTTTATGAAAGTGAACTGATTACAAAGATTTATACAAATATTAGAGAAGCAAATTTTAATGTTAAAAAGAAACTCACTGTAGATGAAACTAAAAGTAAGCACAGATATGTAATACCAAATTTATCTGTAGAAAAAACTATCGACTTTTTAGTTAGAGAATCTGAGGGCGATGATATTGCCTCATTGTATACTTTCTATGAAGATACAAACGGATATAATTTTAGAAATGTGTCAGAACTCGTAAAGCAAGAAGATAAAGAAATATACAAATGGGAGCCCTCAAACTACACTGAAGGCGGTCAAGGTAAAGATTCCTCTAACTTAGATGCGTTTAAGATTATTCGTTATGAGGTTGTGAAAGATAGTAACTTGCTGGAGAATATTGAATCCGGACTTTATGCGTCTCGTACAATATTAATTGATCCTCTAAGAAAGAAAAATATTGTAAGAAACTATGACTATAAAAAACAATATACAAAGTTTAGTAAACTTCAAAAGTTTCGTATACCTGGAGGTTCAGAGTCAACCGCAGTTGTTGACATGATGACTACTCGATTTGAACATGATCAATTGCCTGTTTTTAGAAATGAAAATGTATTACCAAAAACTTTAGAAAGAACATTGCCTTTCAGAAGAAGTTATGCGGCACATCTGAACAATAAAGTGCTTGAAGTCACACTTCATGGAAATTCTACACTGAATGTTGGTGATGTTCTGTTCCTTAGTTTTCCAGTTATGAGTACTGGAGAGGAACAATTGCGAGAAGATAAATATATGACAGGCAGACATCTTATCACATCTTTGAGACATAAATTTGATAAGAGAACTCATGTAACAGTAATCGAGTGTATCAAAGACACAGGATTTAAGAAATGATACTAGGACTACAAGAATATTTTACACAGAAGTTGTTTCAACAACTTGACGAAAAACTGATTATGTATAATCAAGGTAAGAGATACGGACAGGTTGTATTTCTAGCCGGTGGTGCTGGCTCTGGCAAAGGTTTTGCGATTCAGAACTTTATGGAAGGTGAAAAGTTTAAGATTCGTGATGTAGATGAGTGGAAGAAAGCATTCATGAAGATCGATGAACTGAAAGGTAAATATCCAGAAGTTCGTGGTCTCAACCTAAAGCAACCAAAAGACGTTTTCAAGTTACATATGTTTGTCAAGAGAGCAAACATCAAAGACAACACACTTAAGGTAATGCTTGATGATCTTGTTCGTTCTGGTGCGGCTTCAAAAGGAACTCTACCAAATATCATTTTCGATATCACACTGAAAGAGATTGCTGATATCACAGAAGTTCTACCGCAACTAAAAAAGATTGGTTATAAACCAGAAGACATTCATGTAACTTGGGTATTGACAAACTATCATACTGCTGTTAAAAATAATGCTGGTAGAGAACGAGTCGTGCCTGGAGATATTCTTCTAAAGACGCATGAAGGTGCGGCTAAAACCATGTCACAGATCATTCAAGGTAAACTACCAAGAGGTATCAATGGTGCTGTCAATGTTATTTTGAATAACAGAGAGAACACGATACCTTGGACAGACAAAGACGGTAAGCCTATCAAGACAAGTGCTGGTGGGATTATCGTCAAGGATTTCACATATGTGAATCTGAAAAAAGAAGGCAAAAGATTTAGAAACGAAAGTGCTGTTCAGAAACAAATCTATGACTGGATTACAGATAATGTTCCTGACACAGCACTAAAAGCAATCGATGAACCAAAACTATAAGGAGTGTAGATATGCCATTGCCAGGTTCTAATAGAGAAAAGCAGATGCAGAAACAGTTTCTTCAAGAGATTGTAGAACCAGAAGTTCAACCTACTGAGGAAGTTGTAGAAGATGAAGCACCAAAGCCAAAGGCTAAGAAAAAAGCCACTAAAGGAAGAAAGAAAATCTTCGGAGTCCTTTAATCATCTAACTGATTATGTAGATGAAAAAGAAAAAACAAAAGAAACTCTAAAGAATGGTCTTCTGAGTTTTCTAAAGTATGTAGAGAAGGTGGAAGATGAGAAACTTCCTAACAGCAAATGATTTTGTATGGTTCTTCGGCAGAGTGGAAGACCGTAATGACCCTGTACAACTCGGCCGGGTCCGTGTACGGTGTTATGGTTTCCACACCGATGATAAAGACAAGATACCTACTGAACACCTCCCATGGGCTCAGCCAATTCAAGATATCACCTCTGCGGCTGATAGCGGAAAGGGCAGAAGTCCAACAGGACTCCTAGTTGGTAGTTGGGTAGTTGGTTTCTTCGCTGATGGTAACAGGGCGCAAGAACCTGTTATTTTAGGAAGTCTTGGTGGTATACCAGAAACAACAAATGAAAGTGATGTAAATAAACTCGCAAGAGGAACTAACACACTTACAAAAACACCTGATAGTGTAAACGGAGAGCCAGCATCACCTTATGCGGCACAATATCCAAAAAATCATGTGTATGAATCTGAATCTGGTCATGTCGTAGAGATTGATGATACTGACAATGCTGAAAGAATACACATCTATCACAAGTCAGGTACATTTATTGAGATGCATCCAAATGGTGATGTTGTTACACATCATAAGAATGGATTCAGAACTGTAACTGGTAATGATAAACTTCATGTAACAGGTGATCTGAATATTGTTGCAGATGGTAATATTACAATGGATGGTAAGACAATTAATCTGAACAGTGGAACTAAGGGTGCTGCCAGACTAGATGATACTGTAGATACTGGTGATGATCCAGCAGGCATATCAGGATCAGATGGTTCTAATAAGATTGAATCAGCATCTAAGACAGTGTTTATTGGAGACTAAATATTATATCTGATAAACCACAGAATCATTTTATCACATTTTTATAATTTGTCAAGGGCAAAACGATGAATAATCATGATAATTTAGTAAATTTGTTTGAGACTTATATCACTGAAAGTGAAAAGTTTGAAAACGGAAATAAGACAGCAGGCACAAGAGCAAGAAAAGCACTAGCAGAGATTGCAAAACTGTGTAAAGAAAGACGAGCAGAAATACAATCTGCCAAGAATGGGTCATAAATAGATGAAAAGAATACCGATGAAATCGGCAGATGAATTTGATGCGCTTACAGGTTGGAAACAGTTTTTGAACTGGAGACCTGGTCAAAGAAAGCGTATTAAAAAAGCATATAACAAACGCTTTCGTAAGCATGGTGATATGTCACTACATCGTCTTCATACAACAAAATATGACGATCTCTGTATGTAAGGAAGAATAATGGCTGGTGCAAAAGAAACTGTAGTGTTTAGTGATTTCGATAGTCTATTCCAGGCTAATCCAATTACCAAACAACTAAACAGAAACACAAACAGAGAAGCCGTCAAGGAATCTGTTCGTAATCTGATTCTCACAGATTACTTCGAGCGTCCTTTTCGTTCAGATATTGGTTGTTCTATTCGTTATTATCTGTTTGAACTATGGTCTCCAGCACTGAAACAGACAATGGAAAATGCTATTCGTGAAGTCATTCGTAACTATGAGCCAAGAGCAGATATTCTTGATGTGTTGGTGGAAGATCGTTCTGATCTAAATGCTATTTCTGTAACTGTCGCTTTTTCTGTTCGCAATGACATCAATCCAGTCGTTTTAGATGTAATCTTAGAGAGAGTTAGGTAATGGCCGCTAATACATATTTACAAGTTACTGAAGTCGATTTTGAAGACATTCGCAGTAATCTAAAATCATATCTCAGTTCACAGACACAGTTCAATGATTACGACTTTGAAGGTAGTAACATGGCTGTGCTGTTGGATATTCTTGCATACAATACACATTACAATGCATTCTATACAAATATGCTTGCGAATGAAATGTTCTTGGATACAGCACAACAAAGAGATAGTGTTGTATCAAGAGCAAAAGAACTTGGTTATGTAACTCGCTCTGCGAGAGGTGCTACAGCAAATGTAACGATTACCTTTACAGGTATCGCAAACACAATATCTTCATTTACACTACCTAAAGATTCTAAATTTACTACAACGATTGACGATATTACATATACTTATGTGACACCAGAAGCATTTATAATTAGAAATACATCTAACACATTCTCTAAAGCAATTTCAATTACTGAAGGTGAACCTCTTACACAAAGATTTGTAGTCAATACTGGCGATCCTGTTAAATATGTTCTACCTAACGAAAATGTCGATACAAGAAGTATATCAGTAAGAGTTCAAGAGTCTGGTTCTAACTTTGCAAACACTACATTTACAAGAGCAACAAATATTCGTGGTGTCACAGCCGCTTCTCCTGTTTATTATTTACAAGAAACTGCTGATAAAAAATATGAACTATACTTTGGTCAAGGCTCTCTAGGTAAAGCACTAAAAAATGGTAATGTCGTTATTGTAGATTATCGTGTATGTAATGGCTCTACAACAAATGGTGCTAATACATTTACCATTGACTCAATCACTATAGATCCTTCATATACTTCAACATCACTGACAGTCAACACTGTAGCAAGAGGTGGTGTTGAAATAGAGAGTGTAGATAGTATCAAGTTCAATGCTCCTAGAAACTTTGAAGTTCAGAATAGAGCAGTGGTCAATAATGACTATCAAAGAATTCTTCTGAATGAAAATACTGATCTACAGTCGGTCACAGCATTCGGTGGTGAATTTGCTGATCCTGCTGTTTATGGTAAAGTATATATTGCTGTGAAACCTCAAAGTGAGCAGTTTGCTACTGCTATTCGTAAGACAGAAATTCGTGAGAGCATTTTAGATAGAACACCTCTTGGTATTGATCCTGTTATCATTGATGCAGATTATATTTACATTATACCAACAGTGAACATTTTTTATAACAAACTACTCACAACTCTTACTGCGTCTGCTACAGTGAACTCTGCAAGAACTGCTATTAATTCTTTTGACAGTAAAAATCTACAGAGATTTGGAAATAAATTGAGATATTCTAGACTTGTTCGTGCGCTTGATAATATTAACGAATCTATTCTCAATACAGAAGTTGATATTAGAATTCAAAAAAGAATTGTTCCAAATACACAGAGAGCCGAAAAAGTTACTCTAAGATTTAGCAATGCTCTGAGAGCAGGCACACTTTCATCGACAAAATTTACATTCAATAACTTTGATGCTTTCTTAGACGATGACGGCAATGGTAATGTCAACATTTTTAGATATGATTCATCAAAACAAAAAGTAAATATTGTTTCTGGAGCAGGAACAGTAAATTACACGACAGGTCTTGTTGAGATTGAAAACTTTAGACCAAGTGCTTATGATGGCATTGAACTTAAAGTTACAGTTGAACCTGTAAGTTCAGATATTACACCTGTTCGTGAACAAATTCTTGTCATGAACGGACAAGACGCAACGATTACTGCTACTGCTGAGATTGAATAATGGCCATTGAGAATAAACTCTCAACTTTAATTCAAGGACAATTTCCCTCCTTCTATAATGAAGAAGGAGAAAACTTTATATTGTTTATGAAGGCCTATTATGAATGGCTAGAAGAAACCGGAAATCAGACACACGAATTAAGAAAACTTGAAGAATATAAAGATATCGATTTAACAGTTGATGCTTACATTGAATACTTTCGTAAAATTCTTCTTGCTGAAATACCAGAAAATGTTCTCGCTGATAAAAGAATTCTAGCAAAAAACATTCGTGATTTTTATCAATCTAAAGGCACATTTTCATCGTATAAACTGTTGTTTCGCATTCTTTATAATGAAGATGTAGAACTTAATTATCCAGCAGATCAGATACTAAAGATTTCTGATGGTGACTGGCGCATTGATAGATATCTTGTAACTACACACGACAAAGCAAATCTAGGCTTTATTGGTAGAACTATCAGAGGCACAGATTCTGGTGCAACCGCACTTGTTGAAAATGTAGTAAAAAGAACTATTCGCAATAAAGTCATTGATCAGATATATCTTTCAAATATTAAAGGTTCGTTTTCACATTTAGAACCCATTTTAACACAAACTGGTCCTACTCCTCACTCACCCATTGTAGAAGCGGGCATTAGTTCTTTTGAAATTATTTCTGCTGGTGCAAGATATAATCCAGGCGATATTGTTGACATCATTTCTTCAGATATTGGTAAATTCGGTAAAGTTGTTGTTACACAAACTGTTGACTTAGGCGGTATTATCACATTTTCGATTTTAGAAGGTGGCTCTGGTTATACATCTAGTATCAATGATACAACTCAAATCAGAATAACTGGTGGTGATGGTCTTGAGCCTGCAAGTTTTACAATCGCAAGAGCCGACTTGAACGATACTTTTGCTGTCTCTGTGAATGTGAATCTTCTATCAAGTAATAGTGTGTTTGGTGAACTAGCACCTCTTGTTACATATTCTGATGCATCTACTGGTATTACAGACACTTTTGCAAACACTTTACTTGCAAGTCCTAACTATGGTTTTCAAGAGCAAGGTGAAACCGTTACTGCTGGTGTAAACTATAGAACAAACTCAAATGCAGTTATTGTTCTTGCTAATACTTCTGACCCTGGCGTGATTGTTGGTGATAGTCTTTATGGTGTTACATCTGGTGCAAATGCCACCGTTCAAACAATCAGACGGGCACACAATAGCACAGATGTAGTCATTGCTGTAGATACATTCAAAAACTTTACGACAGCAGAAAAAGTAAATAAAGCAACTGCTGGCGGCACTACTGTCGGCACTGTATCAGCATTCAACGCAAATACTATCGGCTATCATGTTTTACAAATGGGTAAAATTGTAGCAGTCAATGAAGGTGATGAACTCGTAGGTAGAACATCTAACGCATTTGGTGTTGTAAAGAAAGTAATATCTACAGTAGCAAATGGTTACAGTCGTGGTGTTGGCGGTGCTGATGATAGAGACCTAGTAACACTGCAAGTGACAGCAAACACTACAGCAAATCTTACATCACAATTTGATGCTGGTCCTATGAGAGCATTTATTGAGAATGAGGGTTTGCGTCTTGTTGGTGCAAACACAACGGTTGGTAATGTTGTATCAACAACTTCAAACACAAAGATAGAAAATGTTTATACAAAACTAAGCGACTCTTTGTTGTTCCAAGCCGCTACAATTGGTACTATTGCACAAATTTCAAATCGTGTTGGTGGTTCTAGCTTCTCTGTTGCGCCTACAGTCAATGTCACTGATCCTGCTATTGCGGCACTTGGTATTGGTGAACAATATATTACACTACACTATGATAATGTAAACTTTGGTACAGGTAATTCGCAGATAACTGTTATCGATACAAATGATAGAATTGTTCAAGCGAATACCAAAGCAAGCGGTGATGTAAAGAGACGAGTTTCTGGCAGACAGTTTTCTAATGGCACATACGAAACAGTTCTTCGTGTATGGCAAGATGAATTGCAAAGAGATCCAGGTAATATAACATATGCCAATAATCAGTTTGTTAATATTCGCTTCTATACAAGTTCGGATCAAACAACAGAAGAAAATGGTAGTCCTGGTACAGCAAAGATTGTAAGCATTACCGATGAAGGTGTTCTAGGTAAGAATGCAAATATCAATGCAAGTGTCGGTGCTAATGGTACTATCACAGCACTAAGGCTTCTAGATTCTGGTTTCAATCATAAACAAAATGAGATTGTAAACATCAAAGAGACCACACATCCTGATGCTTTACAAGCACAAGTTAAACTAACACTAAATGATGTTGCTAATGCAGAAGGTTATTATGCAACTACAAGAAGTCATGTATCGTCAAAGAGAGGCTTCATTCAAGATAGTAGATTCTATCAAGAGTTTTCATATGAAGTTGAAGCATCTGTTGCGCTAGACAGATATAGAGACATTGCTCTCAGACTAGTTCATCCAGCGGGTCAAGCACTATTTGGTAAATTTAAAACGGCGTCTAATGTTGATGTGAATGTTGCAGTAACAAAACAAAACAAGAAGAGATCGTTGTCAAATGGTACAATTAGTATTACTAAAACTTCAGCAACTGGAAGTATTGCTATCACAAACAATAGTGTTAACATCGTTGGAACAAGCACCGATCTTTCTAATGAATTTGCAAATAATAGTACCATTTTGATTGAGCCTACTTACAACAGGTTCTTTGAAGTAAGACTAAATAGAGTAAGTAACACAACTTCAGCAAATATGAGTTCTGCTTGGGTTTATGGTAATGTATCTGGAGCAAATGTATACTACGCAAATGCATTTAACATTGTTGGTTCTTCAACAACACTCTCTTCAGAATTTGCAAACGGTGATTCAATTGTAATTGAAACTGCTGATAATGTTTATAGAACGGTAACACTAAATAAAGTAAATAGTGCAACAAGCGCAAACCTAGTTGCTAACTGGACATTAACTGATGTGTCTGGTGCTAATGCATACTATTACACAGGGAATATTGCATAATGGCCTCATATACTAGTAAAGAAATGAGTGTAATGAACGCAAAGGCTTTTGTCGAGTCTTTGACACATGAAGACGGTAGAGCAACAAAGACTTCTAACATTCTTTATGCTGTTCTAGGCAACCAACTTGCCTATCCAGAAGAACCTACAGCAACTACACCTATCGAGACTGATAAAAATAAACAAAGACAGATTTGGAAACAGGCCATCGGCGGTAAAAAAATCACCTCAGGTGATGTAAGTCATGTTGTACCTCGCTACAACTGGGAATCCGGCACAGTATATGCTCAATATCGTGACACAGATACAAATCTATACACTCGTCCTTTCTATGTGATGACAAATGAAAATAATGTATATAAGTGTTTATATAATAATAAAGGCGCCGCTTCAACTGTAAAGCCAGCAGACTTTTCTACTCTTCCTTTTACAACGAGTGATGGCTACACCTGGAAATATATGTATACAATTTCATTGGGTGATGCAGATAAGTTTTTAACCGCTTCTCATATGCCTGTAAAAACAATCAGTGCTGTTGATGGTTCAGTAGAAAGTGATAGACAAATTGCTGTCCAAAATGCGGCTGTCAATGGTTCTATTGAAGTTGTCGAAACTGTAACACCTGGTGCTGGTTATCACCAATTATCAAATGGTATCGTGTTGACCGCATCAACGACAACAATAAGACTTTCTGCTGTAGGTGACAATCCTCCTTCGCCTGTAGATAATTTTTATAATGGTTCTTCTTTGTATATCAATACAGGAACAGGTGCAGGTCAAATTCGCAGAGTTATTAACTATGCAGGCTCTACAAAAACATTTACAGTAAACTCAGCATTTACTACTATCGCAAATACAGATTCAAGAGTTATTGTGTCACCTACTGTTACAATTCGTGGTGATGGTAGAGGCGCACTTGCTTATTCGGAAGTTGACTCACAGGGTAGAATTGCAAATGTGAATATCATCAACATTGGTAGTGATTACTCTGAAGTGGATGTATTTATTACCGCTAACTCTATTCATGGTTCAGGCGCTACAGCCAATGCTATCATTTCACCAATTGGCGGCCACGGTAAAGATCCTATTCGTGAACTTGGCGGTGATAGGATTCTACTCAATGCACAATTTGACGGCTCTCTAGGCGTATCAGCAAATGGTAATGGGTTTATTCCTGCTAACACTGACTTTCGTTCAATTAGTATATTGAAAGATCCTATTCTAAAATGTGATTCAAATAATAATATTCTATCTACAGAACATATTGCTAACACCTCAAATAGTCCTAATACTCTACGTCTTACAACAAGACTTCTTGTTTCTTATCAGCAAATGAGTGGTGATACTCCTGTAAATCCAATTGTTGCCGGAGAAACATTGACGAATGAAAGAATGAGACTACTATATGAACTAGGCACATTAAACTTTGCAACAGAACTAAATCCTGTTGTAAGAGCGAACACCTCAGCAAACAATGCGGTGTATGGCGCAAACGGAGATGTTGTATTTGTTAAAGATGCAGAAACAGAAACAGATACATCCTTCTATAACATTTATATAAATAATGTACAGAGTGAAGGTGATCGTGTTGCATTTACATCTGACGATATTATTCTCAAAAGAGATAATGCTACAAAGATTGCGACAGTATCATCGATCAAAGGACCAGAAGCAAACACATTCTCTGGTGAGTTTATTTACACAGAGAATATTCAAAAAGTTACAAGAAATGTAGATCAAACAGAAGATATTAAGATCATTCTGGATTTCTAAAGGTAAGATAAATGACAATTGAAACTAATCTAAATCAAAGTCCATATTTTGACGATTTCAGTGAAAACAAAAATTTTCACCGTGTTCTATTTCGTCCTGGTTTTGCTGTACAAGCAAGAGAACTAACTCAACTACAGTCTATTCTACAGAATCAGATTGAGAGATTTGGTAATGAAATTCTTGTTGACGGTACAATTGTCACAGGTTCGCCAATCAAAACAGAAACAATCGATTTTGTAAAACTTCGTGACAAAGACGCAAACAATAGAGTTATTCTTCTGTCAGATTTCTTCTCTGGCGGCGCAGTCTCTAACGCCATTGTAACTGGTGCAACTTCTGGTATGACTGCTCAGTTGATTGATGCAAAAGAAGGTTCTGAAGCCGCTGATCCAAACTTCTTCTCTATCTTTGTTCAGTATACAAACTCTGGTGCAAATAATACAACAAGAGCATTTGTCGATAATGAATCTCTTATTGTTCGTAATCGTTCAGACAACTCTTTCATTGTTGCCGCTAATACAATTACTTCAAGCGCAACTGGTAAGGGTTTCAGAGCAACTGTTGGCGATGGTATTGTTTATCATAAAGGTAACTTTATTCGTGTTGCACCACAGAGCATCATTGTAAATAAATTTAATAGTAGACCTTCCGTTCAAATTGGTTTTGAAACAAGAGAAAGAATCATTGATTCAAATCAGGATAGTTCACTACTTGACAACGCAACAGGTGCTACTAACTTTGCCGCACCAGGCGCTAATCGTCTAAAGATTACACCTACACTTGTATCTCGCCCTCTTAACTCTGCTAACACAACTACATTTGTTACAATTGCAGAGGTGACCGAAGGTCTTATCACAAAGAAAAATACAGATACAGTTTACTCAGACCTTGGTAAATATATTGCAGATAGAACATTTGAAACAAATGGCAACTATGCAGTAAGTCCTTTCAATACTCGTATTCGTGAACATCTCAAGTCTGGCACAAATCTTGGTCGCTACTCAGATGGTAACTATCTCAAACTCGTTGCTGAGATTGAGAAAGGTGCTGGCTATGTCAATGGTAATCGTGTAGAACTTGTCAATCCTCTTTACATTGATGTTGACAAAGCGACAGATTTTGAAACAAAAGATGGTAGAGTTCTTTCACAAGGTTATGGTAACTATGTTATCGCAAAAGAAGTTGTAGGCACTTGGGACTTCCAAGGTCTTCGTCAAGTCTCTCTTCGTGATGCGGCGCAGAAAGGTATCTCTGGTAAAAACTTAGGCACACAAGGCGCACAAGGTTCTGAAATCGGAACAGCAAGAGTTCGTGGTTTTCAGTGGCATAGTGGAACACCAGGCACATATAATGGTCAGTTCCGTATCTATCTCTTCGATATTTCGATGAACTCTGGTAAGTCATTCTCACAAGTTCGTGGCATCTACGAAAACAACTCGTCTGGTCCTAAATCGATGGCTGACATTGTTCTTGATGCAAACGGTGCGGCAAAACTACAAGAACCTGGTCTTAATACTCTTGTCTTCCCATTTACTCAAAAGGGAACAAAGCAACTTACAGATTCAGCAGGCACAGTTGACACACAGTTTGTTTTTAGAACAGAAAAATCTGTTACATTTACAAGCGGAACAGCAACTGTTACTGCTAACACCGCACACGCTGGTGGCACAGAGACACTTAATGAAACTGGTACACCTCTTACAAACACTGAAGAAAGAAATATTCTCGTTGTTGCCAAAGCGCAATCTGAAACTGATCCTCACACAGGTACGATTACAGGTATCAGTGGTAATACAGTAAGCGGTTCAGGCACATCGTTTACTACAGCATATCAAGTGGGCGATTTCATTTCAGTTGGTGGTGGTAGCATTGAGCGTATTACTGAAGTCACAAACAATACAACATTAAAGATTGCAAATACAACTACAAACCAGACTGGTTCTCATAAGACAGTATTTCCAACAGGCTATGTCTTCGATCTATCTGGTAACGGAACGATTTCATCTTCCTCTACAACACACACGATCAATCTACAGCAAGCAAATCTTTCCTCGTTCACTGCTTCTGTATATTTCAATGTGTTGAGAACTTCTGCTGTCCAGACTGCAAAGACAGTCAACAAGAATAAGTTTGTTCATATCAATACTGGATCAAATCCAGCATCTTCAACAGGCCCATGGCCTCTTGGTGTATCAGACGCATTCAAACTTGTAGCGGTTTACAAAGGTTCAAACACTGGTGTTACAACATCTGACAATGATGTCACTTCACACTTTGAACTTGACACTGGTATGAAAGACGCCTTTTATGATACTTCATATCTAAAGAAGAAAGCAACCAGCACACTGAATACAACTAACGCTGGTCTTATGGTAAAGTTCCATCACTTCGGTAGAGATCGTTCACAGGGTATTGGATATCTTTCTATCGACTCTTATCCAATTGATGATTCAAATACAGCAAATACAACTGCTATCACAACACAAGATATTCCAAAGTTTGTATCGCCTACAACCGGCAAGTCTTATGATCTGCGTGATGCTGTTGACTTCAGACCTTTCAAAGCAAACACTGTTGCTGTTTCTGCTACTGGCACCGTATCAGCCGCACCTACAAATCCAACCGCATCTACAGCATTCGATATTGACAGTGATGGTGCTTACTTCCCAACTCCTGATGAAAACTTCCAGGCTGATGTTCAGTTCTATCTACCTCGTAAAGATAGAATTGTAGTTACAGACACAGGTCGTGTAGAAGTCATTAAAGGTAATCCTTCACTTGCACCAAAGACACCTGATGAAAAAGCAGGGACAATGACGATTGGTGTTCTTGACATTCCTGTATATCCTTCACTCTCAGCACAAGTCGCAAGAGAAACTGGTAGAACAGATTATCAAGTTAAGTTGACACTAGAAAACAATCGCAGATACACCATGCGTGATCTAAGAGCGATTGAAGATCGTATCAAGAATCTAGAATACTACACATCATTGAATGCTCTTGAGACAAACGCAAGAAATAAACAACTCTTTGGAGATACTGGTATCGAAAGATTCAAGAATGGTTTCTTAGTTGAGAACTTCGATGGCCATAATCTATCCGATACTACAAAGAGTGGTTACAGAGCATCTATTGATAGAAACAGAAATATACTGAGACCTGCTTTCCGCAGAACTGATATTTCTCTTTCAAAAGATAAGTCTCTATCATCCACAAATGTAACTAAGACTGGTAATCTGCTAACACTTTCATACACACATACAAATGAAATTAAGCAACCATTTGCAAGTAAACTTCGCAATCCTGTTCAAGAGATTACATTCAACTGGAAGGGTGAAGTTGTTCTTGATCCACCAATGGATAACACACCAGATATCACAACTCTACCAGACATTCAACTAGATTTTGAAGGAATGTATGAGGCAATTGAGTTGATTGCAAATCAGACTGGTGTTACTGGTATCGATTGGGGTAACTGGACAACAGTTTCAAGTGTAACAACAAGATCAGGCAATCAGCAGACCACACAAACTGATCAGATTATCAACGGTATTCAGACATCAATCAGTCCTTCTACACAGACGTTCAATATCGGAAACTTTGTGGAGAATGTTGCTGTTCGTGACTTCATGCGTTCTCGCTTGATCAAGTTCACTGGTGTTGGTATGAAACCCAATACAAGAGTATTTGCATACTTTGATGATGAACTTGTATCAAGTTTCTGTACTCCTGCTAACTCTTCTTTCGCTAATACAGGTATTGAAGGCGCTAATCTAGTCACAGACAGCACTGGTACAGTTTATGGTAACTTCAGACTACCAAATACTGATACTCTCAAATTCCGTGTCGGCACAAAACGCTTTGCACTAAAAGATGTTGCAAATACTGTAACACAGTCTGATTTAATCACAACTTCTGCTTTTGGTGATTACACAAGCATTCCTCTTGATATCACACAAAGAGGTTCTTCTGTTAATCTTGTGATACCTCAGATTCAGACAGAAAGAGTTACTGATACAAGAACTGTTACGACCACTGTGAATACGGGCGGTGATAGAGATGGTCCCGCAGGACAAGCTGGAAATGATCCATTATCACAGACATTCACTGTTAATGTTGGTGACAATTCTGAAGGCATCTTCGCTACAAAGGTTGGTGTCTACTTTGGTAGAAAGTCTAGCACATATCCAATATCACTACAAATTCGTGAAGTTGTGAATGGCTTCCCAACACCAGTTGTTCTACCTTACGCATCTAAAACACTTCAAGCATCTGCTATCTCTGCTAACTCATCTGGTACAGGTGGCGGTAGTGATGAAACACAGTTTGTATTTGACTCACCAGTATTCTTGAAGTCTGGTAAAGATTATGCAATTTGTCTAAAGCCTGCTGGTGATAACGATGAATATGCGGTGTGGGTTGGTGAACTTGGTGGAACTGATGTTGATGATAGTCGTATTATCAATAAACAGCCTGCTTCTGGTGTCCTCTTCTCATCTGCTAACGATAAGTCGTGGACTGCTATTCAAGCAGAAGACTTGAAGTTCAATCTATATCGTGCTAACTTTACTAGAAATACAGGTACAGTTTATGTTGAAAATGAAGACATCGATTACTTCAACATTGACAATCTAACTGGCACATTCAACGCCGAAGAAAAGGTTGTATCTGAATCAGTCATCACACTACATGGTGTGACTGGTAATACAGCAGGCAACTATGTGACTGTAGGAACTGTTATCGCTAATAATGCTGTATCAGGTCGTTCTGCTAACGGCACTGTTCGTGATATTGTTCGTGAATACGCAAACGGTACAGTCATCGTTAAGATTGATCCATATAACACAACTGGACTTTCTTCGCTTGCTACGGCAAATGGAACAGTAAACATCTATGGTTCTAACTTTACAAGCGGCGCCGCACAGGTAGATTCGTTTACTGCTAACACATCTCAAGCATTTGTTGATTTCATTGATACAGCAAATCTTAGAATGAATGTCAAGCGTTCTTCTGGTGGTTTTGCAAACGGCTTCATTAGAGGTCAAGTCTCTGGTGCTTCTGCGAGAGTTACAGCCGCAAATAACATTGTGATGAACGCTCTTGTGCCTAAGATTCCTCAGATCACATATGCAAATACAAGTGCTTCTTGGGGTGCTAGACTTACAAGCACATCAGGCACAATCAGCACATCTTATGTTGATGTTGACTTGGGTATTGAAAATGAGTTTCTTGATGCAGAAAAGAAAGTCTATGGTAAGACAAATGAGGCTGGACTAGCACCTGTTGCTGGTTCTAGAAAGTCTCTTATTCTTAAAGGCACTCTTGCAACAACAGATACTAAACTATCACCAGTCATTGATTTGTCAAGAGCGAATGCTTATGTTGTTGAGAACTTTATCAACAACTCATTTAGCACAGAAATTAATGAAGTTGGTAATGCAAAGATGAGATACATCTCTAAGCCTATCGAACTTGCTGACGGACAAGACGCTGAAGATATCAAAATCTTTGTCAACGCATACAAGCCTTCTGGAACTGATGTTAAAGTCTATGCTAGAATCCATAATGCTGAAGATGGTCAAGCGTTTGAAGATAAAGACTACACACTACTCACGCAGATCACCGCATCGAATGTAATCTCTGATAGTGTTGATACAACTGACTTCAAAGAGTTTGAATACGGCTTCTCTGCAAACTCAAATGGTGATAACTTCCTTGGTTCAAATAGCGATAATCAAGCGAAACTAAATAGTGCTAATAACAATGTCGTATCTTACAGAGACTCAGATGGTGCTATCTATGCTACTTATAAGACATTCGCAATCAAGATTGTAATGACAAGTAGCGGCACAAACATCGTTCCTCTTGTAAAAGATATGAGAGCAATTGCACTTCAGAGGTAAGTATGAGTGACTATGTGAAAGTGAAAGATAATGATGATCTAGTCAGAGATAAAAATAACTCTGCTATTCTCAATGTTGATATGGACGCTCTATCTAAATATAAGATGAGAAGAGAACAAGAACGAAAAAGAAATGAAGAGATTGATGAACTCAAAAAAGATGTTTCTGAAATCAAGTCTCTTCTCTTACAAATGATAGATAAAGAAGGTAACAAATGACTGTTGCAGTATCAAATACAAATCTAAATGATAGTTTTAATACTTGGAGATTGAATACCAATCTAGCCGCAACTACTTTGAGTAACAATGTGGTGACAGTTTCAAGGGCTGGTTCTGCAAATAGAGGCGGCGCCGCTAAAGGTAATGGTCATGTTTCAGGTACTTTTAGTGCTACTCAGTTAAGAGCAACTACTCTCAAGGGTGGTAACACTACTGCTGATAGCACACTTACGATTGCTTCAAACACAACCATTCAAGCAACAACACTCACAGTTGCCGCAAATACGACATTCACTGGTAATGTTGACTTCTCAACTGCTGGTACTGACAGATTGAATCTTGGTACCATTTCTCGTATTATTATTGGTGGTGGTGCGGCTGGTCAATTTATTCGTTCAAGTGCCGCAACAGATAATCCAGAATATAAATCTCTAACTCTCAGAGATATCACTGATCTATCATCAAATGCAGCCAATATCATTCTATCTGGCGCAAACTCATCCTTTACAGCACAAGGTGGACAGCCTGCTATTGTATTTTCAAATGGAACAGACTACGCATATCTACATCTCGCATCTTCTGTTACCGCTGGTGATTCAGATGTTCATCTAAAACTATCTGACACAAATGGTTCTAGTAGATTTGCAATTGCTGATTCAGCGAATGTGGTTGTCGTACATATCACTTCTGATGGTGATGCAACATTCTCGGCTAATGTTATCACTGCTGGTATTCGTTCTAGTGGTAATATTCTCCCGGCATCAGATGATGCAATAGACTTAGGTTCAACAACAAGAGAATTTAGAAATCTTTACATTGATGGTGTAGCAAACATTGATGAACTTTCAATGGGAACTGCTACTGGTCAAGGTGTCTCTACTTCACTTATTCCAAAAACAGATGCCGCAGGTAATCTAGGCTCTGCTACTCGTAAATGGGGAACAGCATGGGCTGATACTACAAACGGTGGTGCTGGTGTATTTAATACAATGGGCATCAGCGGCACACTAAACGCAAATGGTGCTACCACTCTCGCTGGAACTACAGTAACAACCCTTAATGCAACATCCGCTGTCGATTTAGATACGACACTGAATGTTGATGGTAACTCTACTCTAAACGGAGTTACAGTTACTACTCTGACAGCAAACGGTGCCGCTACCTTCAACGGTAACATGACGCTTGGTGATGCACAGACAGATACGATTACTGTCAAAGGTAAATTTGCCAACCAGTCAACAACAGGTACAGCATCATTCAATGGTGATGTAAATCTTGGTCAAGCAACCGCAGACACAATTAAGGTAAAAGGTTATGTTGGTTCTGATGTGATTCCTAAGACTGGTGAACAACACGATCTTGGTACTACAGTAAACAGATGGCATAACATTTATGCTAACACAGCATTTGCTAATACTTTATCTGTCGATAACAACGCAACTATTGCAGGTGATCTAACAGTTCAAGGCGCAACATCTCTTGCGTCTGGTCAGACATTCACTTCACCAATTGGTCGATTTGCGAATGTCACTACAACCGATACTCTATCATCTGAAGGTGATACAGATATTGGTACTGATACATCAGATACAGTTACAATCAATGCTCTCGTAGATTCAAGTGTTCTGCCTTCAGGTGCAACAAGAGACTTAGGCGGCACATCAAATAAATGGCGCAATATCTATGCAAGTGGTAGTTTGTTTATTGATACAAATGCAGATATTGATGGTAAAATTACAAATGATGGTGTTACAGTTATCAGTTCTAATGGTAAACTACACGCAAACAATGCAGTAACCTCAGGAACGATTACAACCACAATGCTTGCTAATACAATGACAAGTGGTGGTAATTTTGGCTCTGCTACACAAGTTCCTGTTTTTCAAGTAAATGACAAAGGACAAGTTACAGGTATTACTGAAGTTTCTGTTGCTGGTGTCTCAAATATTGATTACACACAATCTAATAATACGATCACAGTTACTACACAAGCAGGTACAATATTCAAAGCGCCTATCGATGCGGCTACAACTACAGCAACAACTGGTAGAGGTTTAGCATCATTCAACTCAAGTGATTTTACAGTATCTTCTGGTCATGTGTCATATGTTGACACAACTGTAAGATCAGTTGGTTCTGATAGCGGTACCGCCACACCTTCTGTTCACACATTTAATATTTATGGCGGTGAAGGTATTGACACAAGCGGATCTGGTGCTAACATCACTATCGCCGGTGAAAACGCAAGCACATCTAATAAAGGTATCGCATCATTTGATAGTGGAGATTTCAGCGTATCTTCTGGTGCGGTTTCACTCAAAAATGCTACAACTGGTGCAGTTCTTACAATCAACGGAACATCGAATGAAGTAAATGTTTCTCGTTCAAATGGTACAGTGACGGTTGGTCTACCAGATGATGTGACTATTGCTGGACAGTTAAATGTCGGTGAGAATGTTGTTGTGTCTGGTAACTTATTTGTTTCTGGCACAACCACTACAGTCAACTCAGAAACGGTGAATATTGCCGATAACATTATTGTTCTCAATAGTAATCACACAGGATCACCAACACAAGATGCTGGTATTTCAATTGAGCGTGGCACCAGCGCAGACAAAACTTTAATTTGGGATGAAAGCAATGACAGATGGACAGTAGGCTCTGAAACATTTGTTGCTGGAACATTTATAGGTGCATTAACTGGAAATTCATCGACAGCAACAAAATTAGCAACATCAAGAAGTATTGGTATTAGTCTCTCAGGAGATGTGGCAGGCTCTGGTTCTGCCAACTTTGATGGTAGTGGTAATATTACTATCAGTGCAACAAACATGACTGTTCAGCCAAACTCTGTTGAACTTGGAACAGATACAACTGGTAACTATGTTGCTGGTGTTTCTGCTGGAACAGATATCTCAGTATCAGGCTCTGGTAGTGAGAGTGCTACTGTTACAATCAATCATGCAGACACATCTACTTTAGATGGGGCATATGGTTCTACAGATGATGGCACTAAGATTGATACTATCACAGTTGATGCAAGAGGTCATGTGACCGCAGTTTCGACTGGTCCTACTATGGATCAATGGATTCTTGAAGATGGTGATGGAACCGAAGTTACAATCACAAATGATAAAGAAGTGAAGTTTGTTGAAGGCGGCGGCATCAACATTGATTGGACTGATACCTCTACTGGATCAGACGGTGATCCATACGATTTGACATTTACAATCAACACAGGTATAACAGCAGGCTCTGGATTGAACGGCGGCGGCACACTAAACGCAACCAGAACAATAAATCTAGATTCTGATGTTCGTGGTGATATGTGGATAATGGGTAGAGATACAAACGATTATTACTCTGTTGGAACAACTACACATAATTGGTATCTAGATGGCGCTGAAGATATGCGCTTGAGTAACAACGGTAATCTCGATGTTGAAGGTGATATCATTGCATTTTCAACAAGCATTTCATCAGACGAAAGACTTAAAACAGATATTACTAAGATTGATAATTCTCTTGAAATTCTTGACAGTATCAATGGTGTAAACTTTACATGGAAAAAGAACGATAGAAAATCTACTGGTGTAATCGCTCAAGATGTTGAAAAAGTTATGCCACATCTCGTCAATGAAACTGAAAAACTTGGAACAGATGGTGTATATAAGACTGTTAATTATGATGGTTTGGTTGGTGTTCTTATTGAAGCAGTCAAAGAACTTTCTGCAAGAGTTAAAGAACTAGAGAGCAAATAATGTCAGCAAAAGCAAATCTCATAATTGAACAAGGCACAGACTATTCAACAACTCTCACTGTTGAAGATTCAAATGGTTCTGCTCAGGACTTGACAGGCTACACAGCCGCAGGTCAAATACGAAAGCATTACACATCAAACACTGCTATAAACTTTACAATGACCTTTGGTTCACCTAGAACGGATGGTCAGTTGACCATTTCTCTTGGTAGAACAACAACTGCCAATATGGAATCAGGTCGTTATGTTTATGATGTAGAGATCACAAGTGCAGCCAATACTCGTTCAAGACTTGTTGAGGGTATCGTTACCATCACACCTGAAGTCACGAAGACATAGAGAACTCTTTATAAATAGAGTGTAAGGAGTTCAAACATGGCAAATTCACCAGCACAAAATCAGTTCAGAGTAAGATTTGCAGGAGCGACACAAGATATCACTCTTAGAAACCAAGTCACGGCTGGCGCTAGACTTGACACTCTTGCTGATGTAAACACTGCTACTTCTGCTAACGGTTCTATTCTTGTATACGATAACTCTACTGATACTTATGTTCAAAGAGATATTTTGACCTTTGATAATGAATATAATGCATTCAAACTTGATGGTGGAACATTCTAATGGTTAATATTATTCAGATTAAAAGAAGTCAATCTAATAATGCGCCTACAACTTTAGCAAATGGTGAGATTGCATATTCTTATTCATCAAATAAATTATTCATTGGTCAAACTGATACGAGTGATGCCACAGTTTCAGTTGAATATATAGGTGGTAAACTAATCGTTGACAAAGTGGCGAATCTTGAGAGTATTGTTATTGATGGAAATGTTGACAGTAGAACATTCAGTAATGTGATTATTACAAATACACTGATTTTGCAGAACTATTCAAATAATGGTGTGTTAATCACAAAAGCAGGTGGTGTTATTGAATCTATTACAGGATCAAGCGGTAAACTTATGCAGATTGCTTCTAATAGTTCGCCTGTATTTGACGATTTAGATGGTGGTGCTTTTTAGGTGAAAAAAACATGGACAGTTACAAAGATGATGCTGTAAATTATGCGAAACTTGTTGTTGACTTAAAAAATGAAATTGATAGACAGAACAATGTAATTAAACATCTGAAGAATCAGATTGAGATACAAAAACAAATTCCTGTTCCTGTCACAGTTATTAAACAAGTAGCCGAGATGAAAGAAGAGATAAGTAAATTATATAGTGAGTTGAAATATTACAAAGATAACGCTCAAAGTCATGTAATTATAAATAGAGAAAAGTATAATAATACCACTCGCAAAGGCAGTGGACTCAGATAAAACTAGGAGTGACGGAAAATGGCTTCCATTATTAAACTAAAGCGTTCATCCTCTGCACTAGCCGTTCCAGGCTCATTGCAAACGGGTGAAATTGCTGTTAACCTATTTGATAGAAGGCTCTATGTAGGTAACGGTGCTGGTGTTACTGCTGTTGGTGGTGAAGCATTCAAACTAACGGTAGATGAAGGCACAGTAAACGGTGACGGTGCGTATATCAAATTACTTGGCGAAACGACACCTTCAACTAACTCAGTATTTCTTGCCGCTGGCGAGGGTATGGATGTTACACTAAACGGTAACGGTTCTATTACCTTCTCTGGTGAAGACGCAACAGCATCTAACAAAGGTATTGCTTCGTTTGACAGCGGTGATTTTGTTGCATCATCTGGTGCAATCACGCTTGCTAACACAGTAAACGGTGCTGTTCTTGCACTTAACTCTACAGCAAACGAAACTACAGTTTCTAGAACAAACGGTATCGTAACAATTGGTCTACCAAATGATGTGACAATTGGCAACGATCTCACAATTACAAATGACGCTTCTGTTGGTGGACAGTTGAATGTCACCGAAAACATTGTAGCAACTGGTAATACATCTGTTGGTGGTAATCTAACGGTTACTGGTGATGCTCATGTTGATGGTAATCTAACAGTTGAAGGCGCAGTCACA